CAATCTCGATATTGCGGTCATGATATACGCCTTCCCCATCCACCGTTGATGTGTAGGGCTGCATTTCGACATAAAAATAAGGCGCATCCGACTTTTCAACGTTGTCAAAGTGCACCTTACAATCTGGAAATTTGTTTTTTAGTAACGCCGTAAGCGTTTTCTTGAGACTTCTATAGGTAATCATGAGAGCAAATCCTCCATGATGGTTTCTGCATCCGCCTTGAATTGCCTTTCCGTTTCCGCCAATCCTTCATGAAGCATCTTCGCACCGGGAACGAACCGCGTGCGGCCCTTCCTATCCTTCGCCCACCCGCCTCCGCGCTTTCGTATGCGGTGCCCGAATTCTACATGCCCCGCATAATGCGTATTGTTGTAAACTGTAGCAGCCCCCTTGACGGCGCGGCTCCTATGCCAGCCGTTTCGAAGCGTACCGGTATCCACCGGTGTGTTGTCCTTGACACGACCGTTCAGAAGCTCCGCCTGCTGCGCGACGAACTTGTTTCTCTTAGCCAGTGATTGATCCAAAATACTTTGCAACTTGGCATCCAGCTGGTCGAAGCCGGTGATTTCTTCGCCCATCAGGCCTCCTCCCCTTCCCGTTCTGCGTTAATTTCCTTGTGAGTAGGATAGTTCAAAGCCTTACCGGCACGAAGCAGAAACTGCTGCTCCGCTACCGTCTGAATGGCCA